TTCTTGGCCAGCGTGGCCGCGCCCCGGGCCTGGGTCTTGGCTTTCTCGGCCTGGCTTTGGGCTGTCTCGGCCGCGGCGACCAGCCCGGCCAACTCCCCGCGCACCTCCTCCGCCGCGTTCCCCGCCGCCGCCTCGGCCCGGTCCGCTTCGGCGCGCGCCGCGTCCCTGGCCGCCTCGGAGTCATCTTTCAGGCCCAGCAAGGTGTCATAGGTGACTTCGCCGGCCTCGGCGCTCTCCGGGGCCACGATGGCCCGGCCGACCTCTTCCGCCAGCTGCTGGATCTGCATGGCCAGGTTGTCCGCCGAATCCTCCAGGGTCTCGGCATTGAAAGGGCCGGAGTTCATGAGGTCCATGGGCTGGATCAGGGGCAGCCGCCGCAGTATGGTCAGCTTGACCCCGGCGGGCACAGCCGCGTCCAGCACCACGTTCACGGCCACCGTCCCGGCCCCGGTGACGATGTAGCCCTCAGTTAGCTCGGTCTGCCGCCTATTGGCCCACAAAAACAGCCTCAAATGCTCCGCCCGCAGAACCGGGAACGGAACGGGAAACTCCCTGGCCACGCCGTTGCCAACATATTGCACCCGGCTTACTTGCGTCTCAACTGTCATATCTCACCTCAAGACCATTTTTATGATTTCGATTTCCGGGTCCGTCCCGTCCATATAGTCCCAGACTTTCTTGATAACCTGGGCCACCGGCTCGGTGGGCAACTGTGCGGCGTGGCCGGTCGATCTGATCGCGCTTACCGTAAACTTTTTAAAAGCTTTTTCATCGTCACCGATGATGATATTTTTAGCCTGATTGCCAGTCTCGGCAAACTCGGCCAATCCTCTAAGGGGGCTGAACTCGGCAACCTGATTACGGCCGCCGGATATTAGATAATCGGCCGCGTCCCGGCCCAAGGGAACCATACCCGACCAGAAGCCTAAGTATTTACTTGCGAAATAACGGAGCCATTCGATCAAATCCGCCCCTTCATCGTCGCCTGCGCCGGGGTACCGCCCGCGTATAAAAACGTCAATGGCTATTTCCAGGGTCTGGGTGCCGAACCAGGCCCAAAAGAAATACCCCGCCGCAATATTAACCGCGCCTTTCTTGTCTCCGCTTTGCCAGGCCCTTTCGCTCTCGCTCTTTTTCAGTATGGCCAGGTTGTGCATGGTATTGAACCAGGAAAAGAAGGTGGTTATTGCTTTGACCGCTTCAGAGCCACGTTGAACGGCCGAAAGGTCCACCGCTTTGCCGCTTCCTTGGGTGAACCTCACCACCTGGTCGGCGTGGGCCACGGCCTGTTCCTCGTTGCCGAATATATTAAGGCCCCGCTCGTAACCCCCAAACCAGGTCGGCAAGTCAACCATCATCTGGGCCACGCCGATGCCGGTCATGGCGTGTTTCTGAACAAATTTCAGTTTGGCGTTGCGACCCTCTCCGGCCTGGCGCACGGCTTCCTTGACCTCGCGTGACCAACTGTAAAGGCGCGTGGCCATGAACGGGCTCTTGCCCGCCGCTACCCGGTATTGCTCCATGACCCGGTTGAAGTACTCAATCGGATTGCGGCTGGCCGTATCGCCATAAACCACTCTCATGCCGCGTGCCATCCATTTAGGCCCCAATTCGGCTACCGAAGCGGAAAGACCGGTCGCCTGGAGCAGCATTGTTCCAGCTTTAAGCCCAAGCGCCATCGTGGTTACGCCGTGCCTAAACCAACGTAAACCCCTCTCCCAAAAATCAGTCACCGGCTTTTCCCTCACCGTGTCCATGAGCCAAGGAGTAAGGATTTTGAAAGCATCCACCCCGGCCGTGGCTGAAATGGCTTGGCGGACATTGGGCTGCCGCAGAATCTTGGCCGCGTTTATGGTCGGCTCCCGCATGGTTAAATCGTTCACCACGTCATAGACATGCTTGCCGATAACCCCCAGACTGAAATTGAGCGGCCCCCCCAAGCCTTCGGTGGCCCTGGCTTTCAAATGCCCTTGTTGGGTTGAAGGGGACATGTTGAAGGCTTTGAACAATTCAGCCCCTAGTTTACTGTCTTCCTTCTCCTGCACCCGGGCGCTTTTTTTGGCCTCGTAGACTATCGGATAATAGCCGCCTCGCATGTCCATGGTCGTGCCATCGTCCAGCGTCACGGTAAATGGCCGGGCTTCCACTTCCAGGGGCCGGAAGCCGTTTATTTTTTCGTCTAGGTCGAAGCTTTCTTTTTTGAACGTCTCAAAATAATCCCAGACGGCCTGAACGAATTGCCAGTATTTGGCGTTCTTGCTCATGTGGCTCATGGCTTCGTTAAAATACGCCTTCGACATCACTTTGCCGTCGGCCGTAGAGGCTTCAAAGACTCGGGAAAGGTTTATCTCGTTGCCCGTTTGCAAAGCCAGGCTCAGAATCTTTTCCATGGTTACGACTTTGCCGGTTGTTCGGAGCAGTATCTTTTTGCTGAACAGATCCCGGCGTTCCTCGTCCGTGAAAATGGCGAAAAGCTTGTCTATGTTCTTTTTCTCGTCCCTCATCCGCAGGGCGCGTTGGTCTTCGGCGTCACTCATCGCCTTATAGACGGCCTGCCACAAAGGCCCCTGTCTCTTGCCGTCAAGAATCGTGAAAAGTATCTCGACTTTTTCAAGGCCGTTTTTACCTTCGGCCAAAAGACTTACTAATTTCTGAACATCTACCTCGGTCAACTCCCGGCCCTTGATCTTGAGGCTTACCAGTTTTTGGGGGTCGGCGATCAAGTCCTGGCTTATGACCTTGTTTTTAGCCAGAATGGTCGAGGTTATATCCAAGGCCAAGTCCGCCAGGTTCGCCAGGCCGTTTTTTGTCTGAACCTTTCTCCGGTTGCGTTCAACGTCCACTATCTGCTTCAGGGTCTTGGACAGTTCTTGAAATCTGTCCACGGTCATCTCGCGCCAGGGCTTCCCCCGCCCATACCATAGCTCGGCGTCAACTATGACGTTGTGGCCTTCCTCGGCCGCCTCGTCCAGCCATTCCTTGAATACGTTAAGGTCTTTGCCCTCGGCCAGCCGGGGGTTGAACCGGGCCAGGCCGTGCCGCATGGCAATGTCCATGGCGATGAAGCGGGCTTTCGGGTCGGCGCCTTTCTGAACGATGAACCGCCGGATGTCGCGGCCTAAACGATCCTGTTGCTGGGCCAGGCTCCTACTCTGCCGGGCAAACTCCAGGTTGATATAGGCTTGCTGGTGGGCCTTCAGGGCCGTTTCCTGGTCGCCGGAGCCCAAGGCCATGCGGAAGCGTTCCAGGGCCCTCTTCATGTCGGCCAGGAAACGGCCGGTGGCCATGGCCCGACTCATGGGCATCTTGGCCAGTTCGCCGGCGGCGAAGTCGCTGTAGGCGGTCGGGGCCGGGTTGTCCAGGTTGAGATTTTCGGCCAGCCGCCGGCCGACCAAGGTAAACTGCTCCTGGACCTCTTGGGTGTCCAAAAGGGCGTCCAGGGCCAGGTAGCCGGCGTCATGCTCCGCTTCCTTGGCCTGGACGCGCTGCCTGATGGCCTCGGTCAGAGATGGGCCGTCAAGCACGGCCTGGACCAGGGCCACCCCGCTTTTAAAGCCGTGTTCGGCCGCCCAGGCGTCCGGATCCAGCGTCCCGGTATATTTCAGGCCGCCCGGCAATTTCTTCATCAGGGCCGCGGCGGTCTCGTCACCGTAGGCGTAGCGCACCGCGTCCAGGTCCAGGGGCGTTTTCCGCAGGGCGGCCCGGGCCTTGTAAAGCGGTTCTTCGTGGAGTTCCGCGCTGGCGTCCTTCTCATACCGGGCCAACCTGGTCCGGCGCTGGTTGTTCCGCTCCCTGGTCAAGCCTTCGGCCGCCGCCTCCCGGGCCGCGTCCATGAGGCCGGCCGCCCTGGCTCTCAAGTCGCCGTCCAGGCCCATTGCGTCCATCTCGCCGGCCGTGAGGTCCAAGAGTTCGTTCCGGGCCGCCGTGGCGGCGATTTCCGATTCAACGGCCAAGAGGCGGTCAAACACGCCTCTTATCTCCGGGTTGAGTTCTACCCCCAGGGCGGCCCGGGCGTCCTTGTAGAGGCCGATCAGCCACCGCTTGAACCGGGCAAAGATTCCCTCCAGTTCCCGGCTGGGCGCCCGGCCTTCGGCCAAGTAGGCCTCGAAGGCCCGGGCGAAATATTCTTGCTTGGCCAGTTCCCGGGCGTGGCCTCTTTCGGTCTGGTTTAGCTCTTTGAAACTCCGGCCGCCGAAATGCCGGTCAAGCCCTCGGTCGTATTCCTCCCGCAAAACCTTGTCTTTGTTCAGCCGGTCCAGAAAGCGCAGGATTTTTCGGAAGTCTTCGACTAAATCTTCATCGGCCTTGCCGTAGCCGACTACCCGCTTGATCTCCGCCAGGAAGATGTGCCCGGTCTCGTGGATCAAGGTTGAGAGGTTGGCCCCCTGGAACAGGCTTATCATGTAGTTGTGGTCGGCGATGGTCAGGGCGCCCCGAGGGCCGGTGTCCTGGGCCTGTTGGAATAAAATATCCGGGCGCCGGTTGCCAAGTTCAAAAGACAGATCCCGGACGGCCTGCTTCTGGTTTGCGCCCTCGCCGTCTTTGGCGTAGGTCCGCACTTCCAGGCCGGCGTCTTGTAAAAGTTGAATCACATCTTCGCCGGCGTTCTCCGGCACTACCGCGCCGGCAAACTCATTCAGGCGCACCGCCCTTTGTGGCTTGGCTTCAAAATAGTTGGTGACGCCCTCCCGGATGGCCTTTATAGCCGCCATGCCCCGCTTGACAGGTTCGGCGGCGAAGTCTTGGAAGTTATGGCGCGATAAGGCGCTTCTAAGTGCCTGCTCGGTCCCGCCGTTCTTTATCGCCTGGCCCAAGGCCCGCATTGAATCATCCAGGCCTTCCCAAGTGTCAACTTCTCCCCGATGGTTCAAAATGGTATAGCTTGGCAGAACGGCGTCCCGGTAGGCGCTAAGTTTTTGGTCTATGCTCTCTTTAAATTCTTTTTCCTGTTCCTCTGATACCACCCTGTCCCTGGCCGCCTGTAGCTCCTTCATAGAGCGGAAACGCTTGGAACTGGCGGCGGTAACTTGCCCGGTCCCGAAGGTCAAAGTTTTTTCCGTGCCGCGGATATTCCTGGTCTTCATGGCCGCCACCACATTTTCCAGGTTCAACGGCACTTTTTTACGCCCGAGCAAAATTGAGGGGCTGCCGAAAATGGCGGATATTTTTTCTGTCGCCCAGGAAATATAGGCTTCGTTATTGTTATCCACTTTTTCTTTCAGGGCCTCTCGCGTGGCATACCTGTCAACTTCTTGCTGGCCAAGGCGTTTTGAATCACTGCGGGCGGAGATAATCAAGTTGTTTGTGTCTCTGTAATTCAACAGCCCATTATCGTCAAATTTGTTATTATATGAGTTATGTAGCCACTTTGGCATATTCTTGTTAAGATAAGTTTTGAGAAATGCGCGATACGCCTCGGATATTCTCTTATGCGTTTCATCGCCAATCTCAAAATTTATATCAACATTATCATGCACCAAGGCTTGAAGTTCCGGGGACATTGAACCCACTTCTTCTTCTTTGGCCTGTCTCATGACAGGCTCAAATGTGGTCCCCTGTTCAGCCAGATACATCACTTTCGCGCCGTCCGACCGGATAAAATCCTGTAAAACTTCGTCCCGGTCAGGCCGGTTTACCATGTGGTCAATGAGATTGCGGTAATCGGTATCATCAACCTTATCAAAATATTCTTTTACGGAATCAATAAATGCCTGGGCTTTTTTGTAAGGAACCTTCGGCCAGACTGCTTTAGGAAAACGAGTGCTGTAAGCGTCAAACGAAAAAACCGGAGTGTCGGCCGGGTCCACCATATCCCGAGTGCCGATGAGGGAAATTTCCCCGAACTCGGAAAAAGGCGTTTCCGCTTTGGTCACGCCGATTGACGGCACGGCCAGGCCGCCCAATTCAGCGACACGGCGCAGGCTTCTAATGCTTAGATTATGCACCGCCACAAGACGATCTGAGGTTGCATCGGGCTTGACGCCGTTCAGCAAATCGTCTAAACTGATTTCCGAAGCGCCCGATTGTGGGCCGCGGTGTAGGTCTCCTTCAGGAGCGGGCATAGCGGCGAGACCTGCGGGCGCTTCATTTTCCAGTTTCAAGTCATAGAGTTTATGCACCCCTTCAAGTTCCAGGTTCCGCTCGCCCGAGTATTCCTTAACCAGCATGTTGACGGCATAGACAGCTTCGCCGTATCGCATGGGCGCCACGAAACGATGGATATTTTTTACGTCCTCCTGCCCTTTGCGGTCGGAATCGGTTTTAACCAGGGCGGCGACCCGCATCAATTCCTTGATATTCCTGACGGCCGCAATATGCGCCTGCCCGCCCAGGCCCCGCCTGGTGGCGCTGCTGATGAGATGGCCGGCGTTTGTGGCGGAAAGGTCAATATCCAATCCGGTGGCGTCATTGCGCAAAGGGCCGGTTATGGCCCGAACCAGCGCCTTGCTCCCGATTTTCATGCTTTCCCAAACAGGCGCCGTTTCTTTTCCTGCCACAACTACCGAAAGCCGCTGATTTAAATCGACCCCCGGATTTACATCAAGGCGACCCGCCTGAAACAACTCCTGCCCGGGCCGCCAGTCAAAAATTCTCGGGCGCTTGGGGTCATAAATCGTCACGGCCCCGGAGAACTTGTTTAAGGCCCTGATGGCCTCCCAGGTCTTGGCTTTCCTCTCTTCGTCCTGCTCGGCCAAGCCCTTCTGCAGCTTGTCAATGGCCGTGGCCACCGACCGCCCCTTGCCGCCGTTTTTGTAGGCATATTGCAGGGCCGCATGGGTTGGGTTCCGGCCCGGGTCAAACCCGCTGATCACTTCCCCGCCCACCGTCACCACCGGCTCCAGGAAGGCTTTTATGAAGCTGTCGGTCCGGTTGATTTCCGGCCGCTCTAATAACGCCTCCTGGCCCCGAACCGTCATTTCCGCGTCCTGGGCCATGGCCTCGAACCGGGCCGCAACTTCCTTTTGGGTGGCCTTGGTCATGGCCATGGCCAAAAGTTGCACCGCCGGCCGCCCCTTGTCCACATCTGGCATTTCAATATAGGGTAATTCAGTCTGGGCAAAGTAGTCATCAAGGCTCATCTTGGCCCGCTCGGCCCGGCCGATCTGTCTCAAAGCGGCCGTCAAGACCGGCCCCATGTCCCAACCTTCGGCCCGGGCCTTCAGCCGCGCCAGGGCTGGCACGGCCCGGTCCAACCGGTTCAGGACGGCGGCCGGGGTGGCCCGGAGAACATCGTAATCGGGCACAACCACGCCCCGCAGCGTGTCCTCCACCAGGCTCTTGCCGGCCTCGTTCAGGTAGCCCTTATCATCGGTCAAACTCGAAAGTTGCGTCTGCTCAATAACGCCGTCCTGTTTCAGCGTTTCAATGAGGCCCTTGCCGGCCGCCGAATCCAGGAATGACCGCAGGGTTTCATCCTCGCTCAAGTTGGCCGCCAGGTAGTCTAGGGTCTCTTGGCTGACCAGCCGGGCCATGGAAACGCCCTTGGCCTTGGATTGTAGGCCCTGCGTCTGGCTCTGGTTGTAGAGGCGGGAGCGTATGGCCAAGTCTCGCTCGTCCATTTCGCCGCTCACCACCCGCACCAGGACCGGGTTTTCCAGGCTGGCCACCGCGGCAGGGTCCAGGCCAAAGCCCGGGGCTTGGGCCGCCAGGGCCGCCCGGTAGCGGGCCGCGCCCTGGGGGCTTTCGGCATAGGCCAGTTGCAAAGACATGGCCCGGCCGTTCCCGCCCAGCACTACCCCGCCTTCGGTGACGATGGGCGGCCCGTTCAGCGCGTCCGGGTTGTTGGTCAGCATGAGATCCGGCTTCAGGTCCAGGGCAATACGCCTCACCTTGTCCTGTTCGCCCCTGTCCGAATGGTAGGGCCGCTCTTGGACGTTGGCGGGGTAATCCTGGCGCTTGGCAAAATAGGCTGTCGGGTTGTGGGAGGGTATCAGGTCCGAGGCCTCCCAAACCTCGTAACGGGCCGGCTCTTCGCCCTGGGTGTTTATGATGGTTGTTTCCCGCCCGGCCGGCCGGCCGGTGTCGGCCGGGGCTGGTTGCGGCGCGGGGGCGCTCTCCGTGGCCGTCAGATTGAAGAAGCTCTTGTCATTTTTGAAAAGTTCGTCTATATTTATTTGGCGGTCATTCAAGTCTGGTGAGGGAGTCTTCTCGCCGGTGTCCATCTGGGCCAAGTCCGTCGTCCGCCCAGTGCTTGAACGACCGTTTTTATTGTTAAACGGATAGGCCGTCAACAGCCAGGTCCGCTCCTGGTTATCCCAATCCAGCCTGATAACCGCCTCCGATTCTTCGTGGACAATGTAGGCCCGTCCTGGCCGATTTTCTCTTTCTTCCCATCTGCCTTCATCAACTATTTTCGGTAATAAGCGAACGAAAGCTTCACCATCAAAGCCGTCATTGTTGCGCTCTTCAATAATGTGAGCCAGTCCAAAGCCATCATTACCGCCATGCCCCCAAGGCAAATCAATCTCCCCATGACCTTCTTTAAAGAAGGCCCCGGGCACATGGCCGCGCTTTTCCTTTAAAAGATGTTCGATGGCCTCCGCCGGCCGGCCTGTGAAGTTCGCAAAAGCTTCGCCAAAGGCGGAGGGGGCTTGCTCAAGCGAAACCGCCGCTTGGGCCTCTCCTTCTTCCAGGCTTCCGGCCTCGGCCGCCGGTCCATGCTCCGCCGCGCTGCCCGCCGGCCCGGGGTCCAGGGCCGCCGGCCCTGGCGCCGCCGGCGTCAGTTCGGCCAAGTCGTCCTCAATAAGCTGTTTCGTGTTCAGCCTGGCCCGCCGGTCTTGCCGCATGGCCCCAAAAGAAATCCTGTTGAAAAAATCAGTCCGACTCTGGTCGGCACGGTGATGCATCGACAGGGTAAAGGCGCTCCAACCTTTCACTATATCGTCAACGTATTTTTTTACGCCGCCCGCGGCCTGGGCCTGGGCCTTGAGGCCCGGGAAATTGTTTATATACGCGGTCAACTCGGCCCGCTTTTTATCCCTGGCCGCCTCAAATTCACTCTCTTCGGTTTTCTGGTCTTGGTAAAGCTGTTGGATCCGCTCAGTGTCCCTGGCCACCTTTTGCCCGGCCCCTTGGGCTTCCGCTGCGCTCACGGCTTCCGGGGTTCGGCGCATGATATTGGCCGCGGCCTGGAACTGGTTTTGGTCCAGGCGGGCGTGAAGCTGGCTTAATGGCAGATAGATGGTCCGGCCGGCCTCGGCCGCCTTGGTCACTTCCTCTTGGGCCAGGCCAAGAGGCGTGAGTATGTCCGTGCCGGCCTGATAGAGGGTCATAAGTTCCTCGGCCGGCAGCCCCACCTGTTCCCGCATTTCCGGCGTCATCTCCAAGAGCGACTGAGTATGCTCCGGGGATAGCTGTTTGGTGTTGGTGGCCTCGATGTGGGTATGCAGCTCCACCTGATCATTGACGAAGGCTTGGGCCTGTTGGGCTTCATGCCGGGCATGGATGGCGTGACCGCCGGCGCCGGCAAAGAAGGAACCGGCGATTACGTCCACATTCTTCAGAGCCTCAACTACCCTGGTCCCTATCTCTGCCGGGGTTTCGTCCTTGGCCAGCCCATGAAAGAAGGCTTGGGCCGGTTCCTCCAGGTATTCCGTGACGCCTTCCACGGCCCCGGAGGCCACAGTCCGGCCGATTTTTCGGACGGCCGTTTTGGCTGGCTTGGCGAACATGCTATCCAAGCCGATCTTGTTCAAAAGCGAACTGACCACGCCGTAGGCTTGAGACATTAACAAACCCCGGTCAACCGGCACACCATCCTCAACCATCTCCTGGAAGGCCCCGCCAGCTTCCATCTGGCCGCCCAGAAAGGCGGCGGTCGCCGGGCCGCCGCCCAAACCTTTGGCCCCCAGGAGCATGGCCGCCATGCTATTGGCCGCCTCGCCGGTCTGAAAAGTCAGCCATTCAGGGTTCAAAAGGTAATGCCAATTATCCCACAGCCGGCCGCGCAGTTCCGGGGGCAGGGAGAGCAGATCGCTTTCCAGGACGCTCTTTCTCAACCGCCGGGCCAGGTCAAGATTGAAGTCAACCACGGCCCGGCCTAAACCTATCTTCTCGGACGGCCCCGGCAAGGGTTCCATCTGGCCGGTGTCCTGACGCCACTTGGAGTAAGTGATAGGCTCGTTCTCAATGTGGTCAATAGCTCCGCCAATCATGGCCGCGGATTGCAAAAGATTTTCAGCCGCCATGAAGGGGAAGCGGCCAACGGTCTTGAGAGCGGAAACGGGAGCGCCTAAATTGGGCGTAAACCACCAAGACAAGTCGCTGGGCTGCTGCTTTCTCTGGGCCTGAATTTTGTCAAATACCCGAACCAGTCCGTCAATGTCTTCGGCGGCCAAGGCGGCGTTGGCCCGGCTTTTGGTTGCCCATTCGGCCACCAAGGGGCTGGCCTCCAGCTTCCGGGCCGCAACTTCCCGCCGGGCGACATCGTGGGCGGAGGGTATCATTTCCTCGGGCAAGCCAAGTTCCCGCGCCCACTCGTGGTATTGGGCCACCTTGGCCGCGGTCAGGTCCGATGAAGCCTCCAGGGCCACCCGAAGATCCAACTCCGGCAGCTCGGGCTGGGCCTGGGCGCCGGGTAATCCGGTCTGCTGGTTTTGCGGGGCAAGATTGCCCTGCCCAAGCAAACCGGCCGCGGAAACAGTATCGCCTCCCTCCGGATGGTTCTGGCCGCCGGCCTGGTCTTGTGATTTCAGAATATCCTCTATATATATGTTCATGTTATTTAGTTACTACTTTCTGTGCCGAACAATTCCGCATACAGCTTGGCCTCATTAGCCGTCAGCGGAACTCCCATGCTGTCTTCGTAATCGCGGCTGTGCTTCTTGAATAGTCGGATATGCTTATCGGTTATTCGCAGGCCCGGTTTTTGCTTTTTCAGTATGTCCCTTATCACTTTCTCCTCTTCCCTGCTTACGTCCGGCAGCCATATCTCGCCCTCGCCATCTCTCAAAGCCTTTAAATAGTTTTTGTCCCCATCCCAAAACAAGCCGGATCCCATGGCCTCGCCGTCCATGTAGAGGTTGGCGATTATCTTTTTAAGAACTTCTCGGGTTGGAAATTCATCTGGTTTTAGTTGGCTAAGAACGCGGTCGAAGAGGTCGGCCGGAATGTTCCAGCTTTTGCCCATCTTCGGCCGCACCGCCTTATAAGCCTCGTCAACCATAGGTTGCTTCAATTGACCAGCCATGCCGCCTTTCTCAAGATAGCTAAGACTGCTCTTGGCCTGCTCGGCGGTCATGTTATGCTCATACACATAGGCTTCCACTTGTGTTGAATCTACCACCTCACCAGAGTTTATGAGCCGCCTTAGTTCCGCTGTGGCCGCCCTGTTTTCCGCTGTCGGCTTGTTCCGGGTTCCGTCCTCCAGCGTCTTACTCAGTTTGTCCATTCCTTCGGCCGAAAGCCCCGCAACACCTCTCACCCCGGCCAAGGTTTGCGCCGGCGTCCAGCCGTTGTCGTGGGCAAATGCCAGATATTTATCTATGGCCACTTGGTCATTGGCCGCCCGCCTGGTCCGCTCAAATTCCAAGTCATGCTTGAAGCGGATCATCATGTGTTCGCGCACTTCATGGTTCAGGCCCTTGGCCACCTCGATGAAAGCGGCCGTTTGCTTGTCAAAGGGCAATCCGCTCACCTGGTCTTTGAGAACTTGGTATTGCAAGTCAACTTCCAGGTCGGCCGCCTTCTTTTCCTGTTCCAGCTTCATCTTGTCCAACTGGTCCAGCAGAATTTTTTTCTCGGCCTCCGGCAGAGATCCCCCGGTTAAAACCTTTTCCGGGTCCACGAAATGCCCGTCCTGTTTGGCCGCAAAATGCAAATGCGGCCCGGTTGAACGCCCGGCGCCGGGAGTGTCCTTTTCCCCGCCGGAAAGGGCTATCCGATCCCCTTGGTTGACCTTCTGGCCCGGCTTGGTCCCGGCGAAGTCGCTCAAGTGGGCATAAGAAGTGGTCAGGCCGTTGCCGTGGTCTATGATTATGGTATTTCCGCCCTTGTCGGTATTTCCCACAAATACCACTTCGCCGCCGGCCGCCGCCTGAACCACAGTCCCTACGGGCACGGCGTAGTCAATCCCCATGTGATTGGAGCTTCCCGGCCCCTGGGGTGTTTTAGGGGGCGTCCGGTGTCCAAAGCGCGAGGTAATAATAGGGCTCCCTGCCAATGGCGAAGCCAGTCCCCCGAGCACTATCTTTCGGGCCGCCTCATGTTTCCCGAACTCCGCCAGTCCCAGGGCCACACTTTTTTGAGCGCCGTGCCGGTATTCCTGCGCAAATGCCTCTATCTCCGCCTCGCTCTTGCCCTCTAGGCGCATGGCCGCGACCTTGGCGACCAAAGCCCGGTTGACTATGCCCAAGTAATCCTCTGGGTTTTTCTGGGCATCGCCCAAAGCCAGACTGAGCCGGCCATTGGCCTCCGAGTTCATCCACTCGTCTTGCTGCTGCCGGCCGAAGTTCAGCATGGAATTGAGGCCGGAGGTCACTATGCTCTGAAAATTCTGGACCAGGAACTTTTCAGCCCCCAGGCCCTGCCACTTCTTCAGCCGTTCCTCCATGTCCGGCTTGGCCCAAGCCTCGTAGGCTTCCCGGGCGTTCACGCCGTTCCGGCCTCGGTTGTTGGCCTGGAAATCGCTGATCCATTGGTTGTGAGCCCGGTGAGCTTCGTTGGCTTCCTGGATGGCGGCGATCTCCTGTCGGGTCTGCCTTTCCTTTATCGCAATTTCAAAAGCGGCGCCGGCGAACTGGTGTAGCCCTTTGGCGAAGTCCGCCAGGCCGCCGGCGGCGGCGCCCGGGGCCATGAACTCCGAGGTGTTATGAAAAGAGGCCGCCTGCCCCCCGCCTGGAACAGACTGTTGGGCTTGGGAAACCCAAGGCGCCTTGATTGTTCCTCCGGCCATTGTTTAACGTCCCTTCATGTGGGCAGACTCGTGAGGGTTGCCGGTTGCGGGCGTCGAGCTTTGTGCGATTGCGTAATATGCGCCCAACCCTTGGCCCAGGCCGCCCAACACGGTCCCGGCCATGCTCAGGCCCAGGCCGGCCTTGGCTTGTTTGGCTTGGTTCTGTCCGGAGAACAAGGCGAAAGCCCCCTCGTTCTCGGCCCTGGTGGCCCCGGCCATCCGTTCCCAGGCGGCCATTTTGGAACTTTGGGTGACCATCGAGGCGTCATGCTGTATTTCCTCCGCGCTCTGGCCCAGAAGGCTAAGGTTGGTCCCCTGGTCCAGGGAGAAGCCGGAGGCCCCCATGCCGGCCGCCATCTCGCCCTGCTTGGCCATGCCGGCCCGCAAAACTCGGTTTCGTTCCTCTATGCCTTTCTCTATTTCAGCCTGGGCCAGGGAACGCTGATTTTGGGCCTCCAAGGCCGCCACCTGGGCGTTATACTCACCGGCCGCCCGGGCCGCTCCAGCTTGGGCCTTGGCCTGCTGGTGTTGGGCCGAAGCCTGCATAACCGAAGCCGCCACCATAACCCCTAATGCAACAGCCGCGGGACCGCACATCTTATAGCTCCTTCCAAAAGCGTAAAAACTTTTCGCCTTTGAGCGTTTCGGGCATATCCATGAAACTGTAACCAAGCCATTTCAGCCAGCGAATAGCCAAGGCGTTATCTGCGTGGACCAGGTTTCCAAGCCGCAGAAAGCCCATCTCAATATCTTTGGCGTAGGGCTTGGATTGACGCACGAACTCGCGGGATATGTCCGGCCGCTCGATGATGTCCGCGGCCAGCATCCACGGAATCCCGATTAAACTCAGCATTCCGCCCCAGGGGCAAACGCCCCACATCATGCCTGCCTCCCCCTCAATAACCGCCGTAAAGGCCCTCACAGACAGTTTCAGGGACGCCTCTAGGCCCTCCCTCGGGGTATGCCAACCCAAAGCCCTTAACTCCTTTTGGTCAATCTCCCGGAGTTTCGGGGCCAAGAGTTCAACGTCCTCCGGCGTGGCCGGGCGTATTTCGTAATCGGCGAATCTACTCATCTCTTTCTCACCAGCAATCTCCCGGCTCCGGCCGCTTATTCCCGCGCCGTCATATTGTCCGCCGGCCCGGGTGCAGGGCTCAGCCCTGGTCATTTCGGGTCCACATTGGCCATGATGGCCAGAACGGTCATCGGCACAGGCTCATCGGAGCGCAGACAAACCCATACTTGCGGATCAGCCTGGCCCGGTACGGTTATATTCCGAAAGCCGCTGAAAGGCCGGAGGCCCTGGCCCGGCGGCTCATCGGTGCGCCACTTTATTTGTTCCATTCTGTAATTTTGCAAGGCCACCTTGGCCCCGACGGTTTCCCGAAAAATAATGCTGACCTCGTTGATAACCTTTCGCCGGCCAACAGAGGAACCCTGCGGCCCCATCACTTCCACCGGCATGGTTTCCAGGTCGGCCGAATACGGCAGGCCCACGATAACCAGGTCGGCCGGGTATTCCAGCGTGATACCCCCGTCCACCACCTGGCGCGACTTCTGGACGGCCCCATTGGCCAGTATGGCCACGGTCTGGCCCTCCAGGTGGCCCAGGCCGGAAAAGCTGCTCACCTTTTGGCCCGGCTCGTCATAGACCAAGGCGCTGTCGAGAAACACGGCCCGGCTGTAATCGCCGCCGGTGTAAGTCGGCGCCAAGAGTTCCATGTAATGCACTCCGTCACGCTCCACCTCGGCGAAAAGCGCGTCCTCGCGCCCGGCCGGGATGGAACAGACGGCCTTGAACCGGCCCAAGGTGTCGTGCCTGTGCCAGGCGAATATTTGGTGCTCAGCTTGGTAGGTCAGGCCCAGCAAAGCCCCGTCCTCGCGCACAACCCAAACTATGCTGTCTGGGTGTTGCTGGTAGGTCCAGTCCACTATCTTGTAACGCTCAAACAGGTGGGCCGCCATGATGGTGCAGTCGCTCCCGCGGTATGAATCCGAACCGAAGTCATATTTCAGATCCAACACTTGGGACTGGCTGCGTGAGACGTGGAGAATGGTATTGCCTATGATGATGGCGGGCAGCCAGGCGCTCCCGTTCTGGTTTTGTTTGCTCACCTGGGCCGTCTTGGCCGTAAACGCTCCCTGGGCGCTCTTAACCTCCCATTCCATGTCCGTGCCCCCAAGAATGAGGGTCCGCAGGGTCCGCGCCCAGACCAAGGCCGAAACCTCGGAGGAAGCTATGGTTAATTCAAGGGGCGCGTCATCCACCAGGGGGGAATACCGGGCGAAGTTGGTGTAGTCGCCGCTCTTGGAGAGCCAGATGGTTTGCGGTCGGTTGGGCGTTGAGGCCAGGAGAAGCCTTTGTTCAAAGAAGCCCACCAGGCCCGGGTAGTCGTTGTTCGGGAAAGGGTGCTCGAAGTTGGGGATCCCCTCGCTGAAAGCGGGGTCAAAGTTGTTGTCCTGCCAGCTTGTGCCGCCGGTGGTGGCCACATATCCGGGCCGGCCTCCGAAGCTGGATTTATAAACCCGGTATTCCACCGCCCCGGGAACGTAATACCAGCTCATTCTTATATAGTCGCCGCTCTGCCAGTTGTTGGGGGCCGGCCCGGTTATGTTCGCGGATCCGGCCCGGTCGCTTTCCTTGCCGTTGACGTTGACGGCGGTAACGAAATAGCTGTAGGGCGTGGTGAGTTGCGCCGGTGAGATTGAACCATCGCTTTTATGGGCATCGTTCACAAATTGAATGGTGTTCCAGGCCGGCGCGGACAAGGGGGCCGCGAAGGTCAGGGCCTCAAAGCGCCAGTCCGCATGACCGTAGCGCATGAGTTTTGTGGGGGCGACACCGTGGACGGCCAGGAAAATGGTGTCGCCGCTCTGGGCGGAGGAAAGCCGCCGGGCCTGGGCCAGGCTGTAGGGGGTGGAGATGTGATACACCTGGCCCTGGGCGTTAAGCACAGGCCCGGCCGTGGTGAAGACTTGAAGCCAATGATCGCCGAAGGCCAGGCAGTATGATTGCTCGGCGTTGAACGAAAATTTCAGCAGGGCGGCCGGCCCCGGCAAGGCGTCAAGGAGAAGGAAGCCCGGCCGCTTGGCCGCCCCGCCGTGCGGTTGGACGCGAAAGTTTTTCAGCGTCCGGCAGCCCTGGGCGTATTGAGACATATCCACCCGGGCCGTGAGCGAGGGGGCCAGTTCTCCGCCGGTGAAAGACGGCTGTAGGGTTAGCGAGGCCATAATGAGGCCCCCGGGCCGAACCGGGCCCGCTCCCAATCGGTCGGCCCTTCGATGGGTTGTTGCATATTGGCGTCCCTGGCCATGGCCTCGGACAGGGCCAGGTTGTAGCGTTGGAGGCAGACCTGTTGCATTTGCGGGTCATTCGTCCTGGCCATGGCCAGTATGGCCGCCAGGCCCCAAGCCAAGGCGGCCGTAAAGGACGGCGGCCATATCCTGGGGTCTTCCACCCGCCTGATGTAGTGCAGTTCGGCCGGGGCGGCGTTGGTCAAAAGGTGTTGCCCCTCTAAAACGTAATTGTGCCCGCCGGTCAGTTTTATGGGCCGGAGGCAGTCGGAAGGCAGGGCGTAGCGGCGGCTGTAGCCCCGCCTGGGGCTGGAATCCGGCTTTTCAGCCAATGGTTTCCGGCCCCGGGCGAAACTCCAGTCGTTGGCCTCCAGGGCGTTATCCAGCACCCCGGGAAAGTTGTTGACGCAAAGGATCCCTAGTTCGCTCTGCTCCCAGGGTGAATCCACCGAGGACAACTGCGCCCCGCCCAGCAGGGCCAGGGCTTGGTTGAAAACGCGAACTGTGGACGGATTGACGGCCATTTAGTCCCTCACAACTCCGGGCAGGTCGCCCGGCATAACTCCGGGCGGCGTGGCCTTGGGGCCTTTCCTGGTGGGCGGTTTATTGCCGGCTTGGGCCGCTTCGGCCCCCGGCAGCCGGAGGGGCTGGCCCGGAGGCACTTCTTCTTTCGGAGGCATCTCTTCGGCCGGCGGCTCGTCTTCGGCCGGCACTTCGATATAGGTATGCAAGACTTCCTCAAGCGAGACGGCCGGGGGCTGGAAGCCCCCCGACTGCGGCGTGGACTCTTTGCCCCAACCATCGCCGGGCGTGTCGCCCGGCAGTTGGATGGTATTGGAGGCCGGCCCTACCTCTTCAAGGTAAGCCGGCTTATTATCAAAGCGGGGCATGGTAAAGACATCCCCGGCCTGGCGGTAACTCCCGCCGATCCGGCAGGCCGCCTTGGCCTTGTAAATCACCATCTCGTTCATCAGGCCACCACCTTGCCGGCGTCAATGTACTGGCCGGCGGCGTAGGGGGCGAAGTGATCCCGGGTGACGGCCGAGAAGACCTTGAGCCCGGCCGGCGTCCCGCTCAAGGCGTAGCCCAGGCGAAGGAAACGCTTTTTGGTGGCATAGGGCAAGGCGAAAACCAGAACGGCCGCGGCCGCGTCCGGCTTATCCATATAGAAAGTGCCCACGTCCTTATAGGTTATTTTGTCCTCCGATTCCTGGAGCGTGACGGCCAGGGAGGCCGCGCCGCCGTTGGAACCGCTAAGTATGGTGGTGACGTTCACCGGGTTATCCCGCCCGGAGAGCGGCGACACGCTTATCGGGGCGGAATTGGCCGAGGCCTCGGCGTCCACGTTGTCGAAAAAAACGCAAAACTGGTCGAGAATCATTTATTGCTCCTTTTCTGCCCGGGGCTGTTTATTTCTGGTTGCGGCCTTCCACGCCGCGTTCCTGACGGTCTCTGGTCCGATGGTCAAGCCAATGCAGGGCCTCCTGAATTTTGGTCAGGGCCAGAGCATTTTCACGGCAGGCAAACGGGGCGGCTTCGGCCTGAAAGCACTCCAGGCGGTGGACACAGATCTGAAGCAGATCTTCCATGAAGATCCCGTTCCTGCCGGCTTCGGCCACCGGGCCTTTTTGGAACTTGACTATGGTATGGGCCGGCTTGTCGCCTTCCACGTCCCGGATGGCGTATTCGTGGTAGGCGCCGCCCAGGCCGCGCTCGTCCAGGATTTCAATTCTGGTAAAGCGGTGAGCGCCTTTGTTCAAAACCTTCGGGTTGGCTGATCCTTCTTTCATATTGGCTTCCTTTTTTGCCGGGCCGGAAGAGCGGCGCCCTTCCGGCCCGGGCGGTATCAGACCGGAGCGGCCACAAGGGCTTCTTCGGTGGTAAGGATGGCGTCACAGCGCCGGATGGGGCAGCCGTGCAGTTCGGTAATGGTGCGGCTTTTGAACATGGGGCCGCCCTTCGGGGCGTCTTCCACCCGGTATTGCAGGTTCACGTTACCCGCGTCGGAGGCCTGGAGTTCCAGGGCGGTCATGACATCGCTGTTGACGTACCAGCGCATCCGGCCCAATTTTTCGACCGGAATCTTGTTTTTCGCCTTGATGGTGAGACGGTGCAAGTCGATGAAATCCGGATCGCTTTTGCGGAGTTCCAGCTTGGTGCTGTCGATGTTGCAGATACGGACCACGGTTCTCCAGTCACGGACGGAGAGGCCGAAGTGCCAAGTGAACAGATCGCCCACGGCCCGGAAGGCCTTACCCTGGTCATCGTAGGCGTCCTGCTCCGGCAGGACTTTGTGGTTCAGGCCCATTTTGCTGTCTTTGGGGAATATGCCGTGGGCCTCGTTCTCGCCCCAAACAATGCCCCATATCGAAGTGTTCTGGTTGCCCGTGCCGCCGGCGTCAATGACGTTGGGCGCGTCATTGTAGGCATAGCGGGGATCTAAGCCGTGGATGCCGTCGGGATTGCTCTTGACGTTGCCGTAGAAAAGGGCCGTGGCCACTTCCTGGCGCATGGCTTCCAAGAACGCCTTGGCTTCGGCTTGGCGGTAGGCCGCGGCCTGGCTGGAGTGCAGTTCCAAGAGCAGCACGTCAATCATGGCCCGGGCTTCGATCATGGCCACCGGATCCTTGACTACGGAGACTTCGGACTTGGAAACGTCAATGCCCCGGTAGAGGCGGCGGTAGAAAACGGTCGGGATCTTCACGCGCAGGGCGGTGCGGTTGCCGTCCAGGTCGGTGGCTTCCTTGAAAAGGATGTCTTCAAGGATATTGTTGGTCTGGTCCATCAGTTCGATGATGTTGTGGATCTGGCCGTTGGCCTTAAAGAAAGACCCCCAATCGGCCAGGGTGCGGACGGTGGTTCCGTCAATGTTCGGTTGCCAAGGCATTTCTTATTTCTCCCTTCGTTGTTGTGGTTATCTGGCTTTGGGGCCTAAACCGTCTTCGCCCCAGATCTGTATGTTCAAGGGGGTCTCGGGCTTCCCGGCCGATTCGCCTTTAAATCCCGGTTCGCCCAGGGCCTTGCCCACTTTCACCATGAACTCGAACATGGCCGGGTGGCTGCCCATCGCCGTGCTTTGGAAAGCGTCAACCAAGTCCTGGCTGCCGAACTCCAGCAAGGTTTTCTTGGCCAAGGCCAATTCCTCCTTGAAATTCGGGCGCTGGGCCAGGACGGCGTTCTGCGTATCAATGTAGTCGTTCAGAACCTTTATCTGGGCTTCCTGGAACTTCTGGTTCATGTCGGCCATGTGGCCGGCGTAGAGGTCGCCCAACTTCTGGGCCTGGCCCTTGGTCAGGCCCATGCCGTGGGCCGTCAACTGGAACTTGGCCAAGATGTCATTGTCCACCTTGACGCCTTCGCCAAAAGTCAGTTTGTAGCCTTCGGGCGTCGAAGGCTTCAGGTCGGCCTCCCCTTCCTTCGGCTCGGGCTTCTGGTCCTGGCCCTGCTGGCCGTCCTTCGGCTCGGGCTGCCCCTCGTCCGGTTCCGGGGCGGTCAAGAGGGTGTCTTTCACCTTCGGCTCGGGCGCAGCTCCGCCCTCTCCGCCCCCGGGCGCTCCGCCCTCCCCGCCGGCCGCCGGCTCGCCGCTCTCCCCGCCGGCCGGGCCGCTTCCGCCGCCGCCTTCAGGCGCCCTCATCATCGTTAGACCCATCAGCAAGATTCCGTAGCTTCCTCTGCTCATATTGTTTCTCCTTCATGATCTCGGCCAGCAAGACGGCTGTTTCGCCAGGCTTGGCCAGTTCTATCAGTTCTTTTATATCCAAACTCACGGAGCGGATGCCCTCTTTAAACGCTGTTTCAAGGGGGCTGTTATATATGTGGCTTCGCTCGAAAGCCGCGCTGTGAATCATCAGGCCGAAGATCCGCCGGGCGCCGGGGTTATTTAGGGCGCCAAGCCAGTCTAGGCGCGTCCGTTCAGCTTCTTCAGACATTCCCGGCTCCACCTGGGCCGCCTTGGCCCACGGACATGGCCGCGGCGGCCCCCGCTTCCTTCATGGCGCCGGCCCCCTCCTTGGCCAGGCCGGCCAACTGGCCAAGCTGGGCCATCTGTTGCTGCTGGGCCATTTGCTCGGCCCGCTCCTGGCGTATCTGGGCCACTTCTTCCGTGGAGCGCAAAAGGTTGGGCGGAACTCCGTTCATTTCGGCGACCTGATCAACCGCCTCGTCAAAATTGATTTTGTCCAGGACTGACGGGCTTAGACCGGCCACTTGACCGGCAAATGCCAAGGTGTTGTTTATCCCGGTCAAGCCGGCCTGCCTCTGGGCCTGGGCCAAGATGGAAATAAACTCTATATGTATGCCTTCGCCCGATTGCGCCAGTTCCGGCGGAGGCGGCGGTATATCCCCCCGGCGCCACATGATGCCGAAAGTCCGCTCAATATTCGGTTGGTGCTGCTCGGAGCGCAGGCGGTCCAGGACCGGCCCGAGCATGAGCATTTTCTCGGCGTTGCGCTCGTTCACTTCCCTGGCCGTCATTTCCTTATCCGTGTTGGCCAGCATAAGGAAAAGGTCGTTGAAAAATATGCGCTGAATCTGGTCTTTAAGGTTGCCCTTTGATTGCTCCAAGGCGGCCAGGTTGGCCCTTACATTTATGAGCGGCCCGACAGGCGGATTAGGCCCGCTTGGGTTCATGTTGGTAACGAAATTGAGCGCCCCGGGATTCATGTTGAGTTTTCCCAGGCCGTTATCTTTCTGGGCCACCATCGGGGGCAGGGCTTCCCTGCTAAGGGCCTTGCTGCCGTCCCTGGTCATGGCCTGAAGAAGTTTACAGTCGGCCAGGGCTTCCATGGCCGGCGATGAGCCGTAAACATCGGAGGCCGTTATACTCCAGCGAGGACAGATCGCCGGGAACTCGTAAAAGCCTGAATCCTCTAAGACCTCATCGGGCCGCCCCTCAAGGAAAATATAAACCGACCGGAACGGCCGGGCCTGGCCGTCCAACCGGCCAACCGGGCTTTTATCCTTCAGATTGCGCGGCTCGACCACATGGAGAATGTCAAGCCATTGGTAGCTGTCATGCTCCACCATCTTCTTGACGCGATCCGGGCAGGTGTCGGGCCAGGCTTCCAGTATCTGCCTGGGGGTCATCCGAACCCGGCGGTAGAGGGTATCAACCCGGCCGGTGGCGTTGGTGTCTAAGCAGTATTCCCCCACCGTCAGGGTCCGGCAGCGTATGGTGTTTGCCTCGTCCTCTTCAATGAGCATTACGCCTGTGCCGAACGTGGCCAACTCGTCGTAAAGTAAATGCACTTGGTCATAAAAATTTGACTGTGCAAAGACATTCACCATGCGCTCGTAAACTTCATGCAACCAGGCCTTGACCGGGGCCAGTTGGGCCAAGTTTTCGTCCTGTATGGTCAGGGCGAACCAGGGCCGGGCCGGCGAAGTCAACCCGGTTTGCATACCCGAGGAAAGAATACGCCGGGCCAGGATGCCGGCATTGTCCCAAAGATGGTTGCGGGGATCGCCCTCATTAGTCCCGTCCCCGGCGTCCAGGAAGCGGGCCCTCCGTGGCATAAAGTGTGCCGCCAGATCCCGCCAGTGCCCTTCCCAGCCCTTCTTGCGTTCCTCTTCCAGGGCCGCAAGCCGCCGCCTGAAATGGCGTATATCTTTCTCGGTAGTCATATTTTTAAATTCCCCACCAATCTTCCGGCCTCGGCCACTATGGCCCGCGCCGCCTCACCGTCCGCCGGCTTGGGGGTTTGGGGCCCCTAGGCCCCAAGGAGCCGTTTGCCGGCGGCCTGGGCCTGGTCTTTAATCCCCAACCCGCCGGTCAAAATGGTGTCGCTCCGGCCCGAGGCCGCCTGCCTGCGCCGGCGTTCCTCATCTCCGGCCGCCTTGGCCTCCGTGTTGGCCTCGATGGGCACAACCATGGCCGGAAGGACGGGGGGCGCCACCGGCGCCGGCGCTGAATAACTGCCTCCACCACCGCACATGAATCACCTCCAAAGGTTGTCGTCATCTATGGCCTGTGTCGTTCTGTAGCTCTCCTGCACCAGGGCCACCGGCTGGGCAAAAGTCAGGGCCAGGGCGTCCCCTTCGTCAGGGGAGGCCAGGCCCCGTTTCTTCATGTCTTCCTTCTTTTCCAAGATTAGGCGGTCCCGAAGGTCAAACCCGTAGTCACCCCCGCAAAGCCCGTCAATAAGCGCCTGGTCATCGGGTATGGCCCCGATGGGCAGCCAGGCCTTGAGACTGCTCCACATCTCCGCCCGCTTATTGGCGAAGTCCCCGCCGTTGTCAGTCTTCTTGTCCGCCCGGGCCGCAAAGTTGACCTCCTGGAGGCCGGCCAGTTCCTTCAGCCGCAAATGGTCAACACAGCTTGCGCCCACCCCGCCGCCGTCCACAAAAATGGCCGTCGGCTGAAACTCGTTGCATAGCTCAATTACCCTGTAGGCCAACTGCACCCCGTCCAGGCCTCGATATTTTTTCCAGGGGATAGTGCGGGCGTCCCGGCCCCGGCGAAAACAGATAACGCTCTGGTCATCTCCGAAGCGGGCCACGTCCACCCCCATGATTAGGGGCTGCCTGGAATCGGCCTGAACTTGCCGCCGGGCGGCTTCCTCGGCCAGGGCGGCGCTGATAAACTGCCTGTCGCCCACGTTGGGGAAGACGCCGCGGACGCGCACCCGCACAAAATCCGAATCCTCACCGTAGTCGGCCAGCCATTCTTTCACCTGGTCCTGGTTGACCATCTTGGCCGTTCTGCTGTCAACCTGGCGCGTAGTCCAGCGATGAGAGAAGCGCCCGAAGCACTCCCGAAAGCGGCCGGTATTGCGCGTAGGGTTCCCAAACGCGAAAAAGAAGCCGCCGGTTGTCATAGCACCCTCGGCGACTTCCCAAATTACGTCCGGGATGGCTGAAGCCTCATCCATGACCATAAGCACAAACTGGGCGTGAGTTCCGGCGAAAGCCTCCGAGGCCTCCTTTGACCACGGCAGGGCGTCTATAAACCACGTCTGCGGGCTTTCCACCAACTGAAAGCGGGTCGGTGTCCACTTGAACCAATGCGCGTTAATCGCTCGTTTGTGCCACCTGGCCAACTCCGCCCACGTCTTTCCCTTTAACTGATTGAACGTATTGGCCGTTACCGTGCCCACCAACTCCGGCCTGGTTGACATGGCCCAGATAATCAGCCAGGCCACCAAGGCGCTCTTGCCCACTCCATGGCCGGAAGCCACGGCAAAGCGCAGGGTCTTGGCGCCGGCTTGAAGCTGCCGGCCTACTTCCATCAGTAGTTCAGTCTGCCAAGTGTCCGGCCCGCTCTGGCCGGCCAATTCGCCCTCGCCCCAGGGAAAGATGAAGAGAACGAACCCCAGCGGGTCAAACGCAAACCGGACCGCCACATCGGTGGCAAAGCCTATGCTTAGTTCCATGTCTGATCTGCTGGTCACGCTCTCTTCGCCTTACTGCCCGCCGGCCTGGGCGCCGGCCTCGGCCTTGCTTACCCTGCTCCAGGCCGCCTTTATGCTTTCAGCTATCCCGGTAACTTCCACCCGCTCCGCCCCGCCGATCCCGGCCAACTTGGCGTAAACCTCTATGGCGCGGAGCGGGTCATGCAGCTTTACGCAGCGGCGGATAATGTTCAGAGCCGCTTCCTCCGCGTTCTCCATTCCCGGCAAACGCTGTTGTTTCTCTTCCCGCACTTCCTGAATCTGAGACAAGGCCGCGGAAGCCGCCGGCGACAGTTTGGCCGAAGGAATTATTTTGACTTGGCCATCCTCTCCCCACTCCATAACGTCCCGCAGTTCGGTGTGAATTATGGCTTCCAGCTTGTTCAGTATGCGGTCCAAGGCCGTTTCCCGAACCCTGTTCTGAATCGCGTTTATAGCCGCCAAAATGTTAGGTTTTGTTAGCAATTTTGAAGCGTTAGCTCTGGCCGAATCGTAACTTTTAGTCCCGAACACTTCCCTGTAGGCCCGGGTGGCGTTGCGCTTCGGGTCAGCCACATACAGCAGCACAAACCGCTTGTAACGCTGGCCGACCGGCCCCTTGCCCAGGGTTTCAAACTCTGTTATGCCGGCCGCTATGTATGCTTCCCCAATCATGGAAAAGAGACTAACATCTAAATTTTTTCGATTTTTAAAAGTCCAAAATAAATTTTCTAAATGTCCAAAATACGTTTTAAAAAATGGGAAAAATATTAAACAAATTTTTTTAATGTCCAATATAAATTTTATAAAAGTCCAGTTGACAAGTTTTTCAAAAGGCCCGTTTTTCGTCCGCCAGAATGAACCTGGCATATACCAAAGCCTCCGCCATCCAGGGAGAAAGATCATAACCGGCCTGGACGGCCTCGCCCGGGTCTTTCAGTCCCCAGGCCCGGGGTAGCAGCCATTGAAAGGCCCTGGGGTAGGTCTTGCGCCAGAAATCAAGCCAGGCCCCGGCCCCTGCCTTGTCCGCGTCCAGGCTCACCGCCAGCACTTTGGCCGCTGAAAGCCGCTGATGAACCTGGGCGCAGGGCCGGGCGCTGGCCGATCCGGTGGCAAGGATAGACCAGCCGGCCCAGCCGAACATACACCAGAGCATGGCGGCGTCCCTTTCCCCCTCCACCACCATAATGGTGTCGGTCTTGCCGTAAATCGAAAGCCGCATACAGGAACCCTCAACCATCATAAAGCGCGGCTGTGAACCGTCCGGCCGCCTTATCTTTATCTTGATTACCTGGCCGTCCTCGTAGAGCGGAATAGTCAAACCAGGATAAAGTTTAATGTCCCCATCCTTCGCCAGGCCCCAGGACGAACAAGGAAAAACCTTGATTGCGTCATTCCACCCCAGGCGGCAAGTTCCGGCTGCGTAGGCGTCCAGGCCATATCCGGCCAGCCGGGCCAGTTCCCGGGCGTTCCCCTGAAGCCGCTCGGCCGAGTGTTGCGCGAATAGTGTTGCCCTCTCCAGCCACAAGTCCGGCGGTTTTTCTAATTCGGCTGGCTCCCAGTCCAGCGCCGGCCGTGGCTCTGGGCGTTGCCTCACAGTTCGACGGTCCCGGGGTCTGGGGCCCTCGGCCCCAGCGGCCGGGCCGTATTTGGCTTTGAAAGCCCGGAACACGCCGGCCTCGTCATCGCCCTGGCCCGTCTGGTGGCCCCACAACTTGATCAGGTCGCCCGAAGCCCGACATCCGAAGCAATGATAAACGTCCAAGGCCGGCGAATATCCGAAGGACGGCGTATTTTCGTTGTGGAACGGGCAAGAGGCCGTCACCCGCCCGCCTTTGACCTTGGCCTTCGGCAGTAGCTCCTGGGCCAGGCTTTCCCTCTCGGATTCACTTAGCCAGTCCATCGCCGCCCCCATCTCATCCCCTCCTGTGTATATTCCTGTGTATGATGTGGCTTGGTAAAAACTGGTTTAAAGTTTCTTAATCGCTGAAAAAATTTTAATCCGCGCCTCTGGTGTATGATTTCCGCTCATGTGAGCCCTTATATAAGCAAAACGACTTTTCACCCTGCTTTTTTCCTCTTAGCGCCCCAATAGGCCGGAAATCATACATTCATACACTTGTTTAATAATGACGAATACTTACTTATTAAATTTATATACATTTATTGTGCATAAGTTATGCACTTTCCCGGGGCCTCCAAAAAAAAGCGCAAACCTTCCACGGTCGCTGGCGCGACGGCAAATTTTTTTAAGAATCAGCCACCGCAACAGTCGCCCCCACGCTAGTGGGTTGCCTGGTGAAATTTCTTGACGTTGGCCAAAGCCAACAGCGCCCCCGGGCCTTTATGCCCAGAGCCTCCCCCCAAAGAACCGACCAAGCCCATAAGCGGCCCGCCTGTTAGACGCCTCACCCTCGGCGAGAATGTTTAAAGCCGGCCCAGGTGCGCGGGGGCGCCGCCTGGCCGGCTGGATTCAAAATAACGTCTATTTGTCGTCATCCTCCCTTTCTTTTTTCTTGATTTCAAAGTCTTCCAATAGTCTGATCCCCAGGTATAACCAGCCCGAACTGTCTCTTTTGGTGTTTTTCAAGCGGGTTCGTATGGCCCGGCCAAAAGGCTGGTTTTTCATCACGTCTCGGGAATCAATGTCCTTTTCCGTCTCGCACCAGGATTTAAAGGCCCTGTAAAGCACGTTGGCCCTTATTCTCTTGGTCAGATCAGGCACTATCTCACAGCGGGCCTTGAGGAACTGCCCCGGCAGGTCTTGGTCATATATATAATCTTCGGCCTTCTTGCGGCAGGCCGGGGGTGGCGGGGGCAGTTGTCCGCCCATGGACAATAATTTCATGGCGGCCGTGGCCAGCCGGGCCAATATGCCGCTCATCTCCTGGTTAAGGCGGTTTTCCATTTCCGTGCGGTTGATCTCTGGATAGACGTTTGTTTCGCCGTTGGCCAGGGCTTCAGCCAATTTGTCCGGCGGCAGGAACTGGGAAAGGAAAGGGATAACCACAAGGCGGTTCTGGAAACCCATGTCCAGGCCGTTAGCCTTGGGCATGTGGTTGCTATGCAGTATAAACGTGGCTTCCAATTTAAAACTCCTGTAGGGGGCCTTGTTCAAGTTCCGCTCGCTCACCGTGTCGCCGCCGGTCAACTTTTTGGTCTGCCCCAAGTCCCACCAGTCCCGGCTGTCGGCTTCGTTAAGGATGGCCACCCTGGCCCCCTCCAGGCGCAAAAGCCCGGGGCGCGGGGCGTCACTTCCTCTTTTGGGTTGCGACAAGAAAATGTCCGGCCCCAACTCGGCCGCAAAGCCGCCTTGATCAGCGTTGCCCAACAGCCGCCCCAGGGCGCCGAAGACTGAACTTTTGCCGTTGTTGGCCGATTCGCCCAGGGCGCAAAACACATTTTTCGGCGCCCGGCCGATCAGGCAGGAACCAAGCACCAGGTAAAAATAATCAATCAACTCCTGGTCGCCGCCCAGGCATTTTGAAAGCATATCGTCCCAGGTATCACAAGGCACGTCCGGCCCCAGATAATCCCAGGGGACCAGGCGGTTGAAATAATGCTCCGGCCGGGGCTCCATGAGTTCCAGCGTGGTCAGGTCCAGCGTTCCGTTATTGCATGGCAAGTAGGTGTCAAGCGAGTTCCACCGGCCCTTGAAGCCCAGGGAAGACCGGCCGCCGGAGCAGGCCAGGGCCGCGGCTTGGGTCAGGCGCGGCAAGGTCCAGCACTTATGCGCCCTGGCCATGTATTCATCGCCCTTCTTGACCAGAACGGCAACGGGATGGTCCTTCATCTCCTTGGCCGAATTTTTGGCGAAAACTTTTAGGCTGGTCAGGTCGTAGTTCGGTGAATCGTCCGCAAAGGCGGGATGTCCAGACGCCGGCGCGGCAGTAGGCGGGTCTTGCTCCGGCGGGCTTGATGGCGCCGGCGTCTGGGGGGCGGGGGTTGCGGGGGCGGTATCAGGTGGGGGAACGTCTTTCGGCCATACCAGGCGGGCGGCCTCGTTATAAACTGTCCAGGCCTTTTGGCTGAAGACTTGGCCGACTATGAAAAGTAAATCCTTGAACTGGTGGTTGGTGTCCAGTTCCCATGAGCGCCCGGTCCAGATGTAGATGTCATCGAATATTCCGGCCGCGTTGGGTGCGGATGCCGTGTTGTCCCGGACCACCAGGCCGGCAAAGAAAAACTTGATAAGCCGGGCTTCGCCGAACTGCTCCGTGCTGTTGGCCTTGGCCAGGAGCTTATCATCGGCCCAGTCCGGCGCCGGCATGACGGGCGGCCGAACCTTGGTCACCACCGGCCGGGCGGCGATCGCCTTGGCGTTGGCCTCCGCGTTGGCCGCCAAGACCTCCGCCCGTATGTCGCCAGGGCTGAGCCCTGGACCCAGGCCGGTTGACGGTCTGCCCGCGCTTGCTTCGGGGGCCGTGGCCGGTTGGTCGGGGGGATTATGGGGTCTGGGGCCAATGGCCCCAGGGGGCTTGTCCGCCATCAGTAAACCCTTTGCGGAGGCTGTTTTGACTCATCGCGCTCGGGGCCGGGTATTATGTCTTTAAGCGGCCGGGCCTCCCGTAGCAGCTTGGCGGCCGCCCGCTCGGCGTCAAGCCGTTCCAAGGCCCGGGGCGGTATCTTCAGAACCGGGAAACCAAGGGCCATCTGTTCGTCCAGGTGCGCCTTGGGGATCCGCAATTCGCCGCCGCCCCGGCCAGGCAGGCGTTGACACCACAAGCGGCGCTCCCGTAACTTTTTCCTGATATACTTGTGGCTTCGGCCTATCCAGGCCGCGGCCTCTTCTACGGACAGCCAGCCCTTATCCGCCAGACTGGATAGCGGCCGGCCGGATTCAGACACTTCCGGAGCGGCGCCGTCTTCAAGCGTTTCCGGTTCGCTTTTCGCGCTCTGCAAAAGCATTATCGCCTTGTCGATTATGGCGTCTCGGTCGGTATTCATACTGGCTTGACAACCTTAAATTTAAACACCCAGACCCAGGGGTTGGCGGCCCAGGAATAGCCAGTTTTTTTTCCGTTGAGAGAATCCCAAAGCATGGCGTAATGGGCGACATGGGGGGCGCCGGCTTCGCAGGCATCGCACCCGCCACCGCAAACGCTTAGACCTATGCACTTCGGCTTCGTCACGCCTTCCGCCAGCGCGTCCAGTTCGGTAATATCCTGTAGCCGCTCCGCCCCAACGTCCGTGATTTCAAGCGTTATCCTGGATATGGCGCGAGGCATGAAGATTGACGGTTTGTAACGATAACTGACTTTGGCCAAACTTCCATCTTCGCCGGCCAGGATTATATTATCTTCCTCATCGGCCTTGTAGGCGATTGGTGACGCGATTACGCCGGTTTTGCGCCAGGCCTCGCGCACCCAAACTTGTTCGCCAATTTCCACAGGCGGTTTAATCCAATCTCCTTGAAATTCCACATCAAGACCATCAGGCGCTTTAAACGCAATCGGAATACTGAATTTACTCCTATCTTTAAAATCAGGTAAAAAACTGGTCGGCTGCGGCCTCATCACTCGCCTGGTCTGCGTTTTGTGGCGGCCCAGGAGAGCGCGGACCATCGGCGTGGAAAACAAAAACGAATGAACAGGACGTTCTTTCATTCGGTGTGCCTCATTCCATTCTCATCTTAAACGACTTGGAGATCATGAATACCTCTCCGGTCGCCGTGGTCATGATCTAGCACCTGTAATATTCCGCAGTATGGTTTGGCTTGGCCAGGAAGGCCGTCACCAAGGCTTGCTGATTGCCCGTGGTCAGGGTTGGCAAAGAGAAATTCAACGAACCAGGCGCATGGCCGCTGGTATTGGTCATCAGCGTGGCCGTCACCAGGGCCATGGACCCGCCCTTGGGGTAGGCCGTTATGGTCCGCAGCGGATCATCCGCCGGCATGACGCCGGCCGGCCCTCGGCTGCTGTGCTGGACGTGCTGGATGAATGGGGCCACCTTGGCCACGGCCAGGCCAAAGCGGTTGCCTTCGGCCGTGACCGTGCATAGCGGCTCGACCACCGAACCGCAGCGCGGCCGGCCGCCGGGCAGGTGGCCGTAATAATGAACCAGGCTGGCCGTGACCAGGGCCTTGTGTTCTCGCGTGAGTAAAGTTTTAAAGGGCCTGTCCAGGGGCAAGGGGCAGGCGTTCCGGTCATTCCCGCCGATCTCCAAGGCCAGGGGCGAAAGCTGCGCCATGGCAAGTTGCTGGTGGCTCCCGGTCTGGAGTATGGTTGAGAAAGGCGTATCGGCCGCCCGGCCGATAACACCGGTGTTGGCTTGTAACATCCAGTAAGAGGCCTCGGGCGCCGGCACTATGAAGGGCTCCCGGGCCTCGATAACGTAGCGCCGTAGGCCCTCGGCAATGCGCCTTAAAGTGTTCTCGGCCAGGGGTTTTTTCCGCCCGAAAATCGACCGAACCGGCAAGTCCCAGTCGATGCACTCCGCCGCCGTGCGGTAAGGCTGGAGCGGCCGGAGCAGCTTGGAGCCGGGCCGGGCCGGGGCCAGGGGCGTGTTCGGTTTGAGATTCAAAGCCCAAGGGCCGTGCGTGGCCAGAGGCCAGTTTATGGGCTTGCGGTCCAGGCGGCAGACGATGAACAGCCGCCGGCGAATGGTCGGGGCGCCATAATCGCAGGCCCGCAGACAGCGCCATTCCACCCGGTAGCCTTCGGCCTGGATGGCCTTAACCCACTTCCTGAAGGTTTCCCCGGAGCGTTCCTTGATAGGCTTGCCCTTCCGGTCCAGCGGCCCCCACGTCAAGAACTCTTCCACGTTCTCCACGAATATCAACTTCGGCTTGGCGTCCTGCGCCCACCGAACAACTATCCAGGCCAGATCCCGAATGTTCCGGTCCAGGGGCTTTCCGCCCTTCGCCTTGCTGAAATGCTTACAGTCCGGCGAAGCCCACAGCACATCCACCGGCTGGCCCAGGGTGGCCGTCCGCGGTAGCACTTCATAAATATTTTGGACAAAATGGCGAGTGCTTGGATGGTTGGCCTTGTGCATGGCCACGGCCGCCGGGTTGTGGTTTATGGCCACGTCCACGGCCCGGCCAAGGGCCATCTCCAAGCCCAAGGAGGCCCCGCCGGCGCCGGCGAACAAGTCAACTATCAGGCCGGGGGTCATAACGCCTCCACGTTTGGCGGAAATTTCATCGCGGCCGGCCGCACCCAAGGCCAGGCAAACCGAACCCACGAATGATCCCGGTCGCCGGATTCATCGCGCCACAACATAGCCATGGGAATTACGCCTTGAGCTAATACGCTCCGAAGGCGCAAATCGGCCATTACCATACTGTCCTTTGGCCAGCCTATTAAAACGTAGGCCCGGAGCGTATGCGATTGCGGCCTTATTCCGGCCGCCCGAAACATTCTGGCCGCCTCTACCAGCGGTTCGTAGTCGTCGGGCGTGTCATACGCCAAAAATATTTCTTTGGGGTGGAGTTTCGCTATTTCTTCAACATGCCAGGGTTTCAGCCGGGCAGCTTCCAGGCCGCCGGTGAACATTATGCGGCCCAATTTTTGACGCGATAGCATGGCGAAGACGGCCCGGATATGCTCATCAGAGCAAGCCAGCAAGTTATCATCCAGGACATTATGGCCCTCCGTTATAGGTAATTCCCTGACTGTGTTGCCTTCGCGCTTGGGCACAGAACAGAACCAACAACGGTTAGGACAGCCCCTGGATGTGATCACATACCCGATGCGCAGGTGGCGGCCGGGCACAAACTCTTCGCCTCTCATGCCCAGGGCCGGCCCGCCCATCGTAACCGGCGCGATCCCGGCCCAGGTCTTGGCCATTTGCTCGGCCAAGGGCAGATCCCACGAAAAAGTGACGCTTATATGCACTTCGTCAACCGGCGGCTGCGTCAGTCTCGGATATCCGACAAAAGCCATATCATCGTCAGGCGTGGCTTTCGTGCGGCGAGGAAATACCCGAGCGATTCTTGTCATAGCCAGTCCACCGAGCAAAACAAATTTGGCTCACTCTGGCCTGGCGCTGATAGCCTGCCCTGATAGTAGGAGGCCAAGTATTCCTCTGCCGTCTTCTCTGGGTATTGGCCTGTGCTTTTCCGATAGTTGTTGAACCAATCAGTCACCACGTTTTCAAAGATTCGGAATGTTGCCGGCCAGCGTTCCCGGTTTCGTTTAAGTTTTGCCGGGTAGTGGTTTATGAACGGACAGATAATGCAACCAATACGATCAAACCCCTCATCGTATAATGAGGGGTAAGCCAAGCCCATACTGTCGATGAACTCCCAAACGTAATATTCATTCCATCCGAAGATCGGCTTATAAAGCGTCCGACCGCCAAAGGTGTCTATTCTCGGCCGGCTGGCGCGTCTAATGGATTCCGCGGCTCGTATGCCCATAATCCTGTGTCTTAATTCTTTGCCAATATACTGTTTTATAATGGCCGGTCGGCTAGGGTCTTTTTTTAACTTATTGCAGCACCAGCGGGTATAAATGAAAGGCGGGGAGAATTTCCTCAAATATTTCCAAAATGACATTTGTGGACGAAGCCAAACAACATCGGTATAGTGAAGCAATATAAATCTCAACAGTTCAGGTGCTTCTAATCCGGTATTGCTAAAAAAAACATGATGTTTCACGCCGGCTTGACGAACCAGATTTAAAGTAACAATGCTATCTTTGCCGCCAGAAAAGCCCACAAAATACCCATCCGGCGGCTCATGTTCCCTGATAAACTCAACAGCCTCATCTACCATATCCTGTAATGGGATCAAGGTAGGCTGGCTGCGTCTATGTTTTTCTATTGCGGTCTCCATTTTACCGGCCAGTAAACAGGTATTCCAGCCGCCGCCTGATGGACGGCTTCGGATCCACCGGCGGCCGGCGGTCCAGTTCCATGTGCAATTCCCGGCACTCCTTGGCGCAGTCACCCAAACGCCAGGCGAAATCAATCGCCTGATCGTTGTTGTCCGCACTCTCTTTTGTCAATCTGGCGTTTTCCTTCGTCAGAAATTCCTCTTTGCTTTTCAAAAATTCGTTCTCGTCTTGAAGGCGGCGAAACTCGGCCAGGATAGCCTTATCGTCTCGCTCTCCTAAAAGCGCGTCCAGGGTTTTCATCGTCTTACCTCCCAGGGCAGATCATGTGATAGGCCTTCCCCTTTGAAAAAAAACGGCACGTTGGCGGCCTGGCAATCAGCCTCTATCTTGGCCGCCCAGGCCAGATCAAACGGCCGCTTGCCCGGCCCGTTCTCCGGGCCGCAGATAACAAGGTCAATCGGTTTAAATTGCCCTGTCTTGTAATTAATCGTCCAAAGCGCGGAACAAATATCTATAGGCCCAAGCATGGGCTCTACAGAAAGAAACCGATAGGCGGCAGGGGTCTGGAGCAAGAGCGGTATTTTTTCGTCAGCCTCGGCCTGGTTGCAGACCGTTACGCCTATCCAGGCGTTAGGGACTATTCCTTTATGGGCGTAGCTTTGCAAGAAATCAAAGGCCCTATTGGCCCGCTTGGTCAGAACCAAAAAAATGTGCCGGGGATTTTCTAGCATATACCGGAAAGCCAAGGTAATGTAATCTAGGTGAACCTCATCATGAAAAAGATCTGTCCAAATAGCCCAAACGGAAGGTCTATAAGCAAGGTCCGGCAAAATTAGGCGGTCAAGGCGAAAACGGACATGGTCGTTATACAGGCCGGCCTCCGTTGTTTTAAAGTTGCTTGCCTTCTGGAATCGGCTGGCTATCGCCGCAGACCAGCAATGAGCGCAGCCCGGCGAACATGGTGTGCAACCCTCCACCAAGCTCCAAGCGCGATCCCAATATTTATATGCCTTTTTCATTTGTAGGCCGTGGCGCCCTGGTACATCCTCGCGCCGAGTTCCATTTCCAGGTCTTTTAATTTGGCTTGGGCGGCCTCCAGGGCCGGCCGGAGCCGCCGGATCTCGGCCACCAAGACAGGCACATCGGCCTTGCAGGGGCAGACATTCATTTCGGCTAAATCAACTTCGGTCAACTCCGGCGCTTTGCTTTCGGTCATTCCTCACCGCCTCCGCTTCATGAGGTTGTTCACCTGCCGCCTCAAAAGCTGAACTTCATCCCGAAGCCCGGCATCGGCCATCATCCCGCAGGTCCACAGGCCGGCCAAGGTTTTGGTCCAGGCCTGGCATTCCGCCCGGGCGCACAAAATATCCTCCGCGCCGGCCGAAGACATGGCCATCGGGCAAAGTTTCTGGCCCGCCTCGGCCGGCGTCGGCGGCCGGCTCACGGCTTCACCGTCGTCTCGCCGGTGGCCTCCACGGCGGCCGGCTTCTTCTTCCGCTTCAGTCCGTCCACCAACTCTTGCAGGCCGTCCAACACCTTCTTGTCGCCCTTATATCGCGGTATTTTGTAATCCTTCCCGGCCCAGTTCCTCTTGAATTTCGGCCGTCCCGTAGGGCTGCTCATACCTTGTTCTCCTTGATCTGAATGTCAATCTCATGATTTCTCACGTTGAAGACAATCGACACCAAAGCCCGGGCCACGTCAGCGGCCTTGGAAACATCATTAACGCCCAAGTGCGCCATGTGGATAAACAGATCCGTTGCCACTTCGCGGCAATCTGAATCGTATTGCTGCCGACGCTCATAATCAGCCTGCGCTTTGGCTTGGGATTCCATGCTCTCTTCGGCCTCCCTGGCCGCCTTTTCTTTAAGTGCGGTCTGCCATGACTCATGCAGACTGGCCAGCCTCGGCGTTTCATGTTCGCTCATACTATGTTCCACCCTCTCCGCTTATCTGGTTGCAGTGGTATTACCTAGTCCTTATCATCTTGCCTGGCAATCTCTTCCAGTTCTTCAAGCAGATCCACAAGGGCCAGGGCCGTATCAATTCCATCGGCACGGTCAATGCCCAAAAAGACCATCCGATACAACAGGTCCGTTGCATTTTTGCGAATCTTAGTATTGGCGCGTTCCTGCTTATCCCATCTCGCCAGCAAATTGGACAAGTTGTTTTCGCTCATGCCTTGTTCCCCCTCTTCTCCATTTTCCGCTCCGCCCGCATTTTGTTGGACCAGGCCTTGACCGCCAGGTGTATGACCTTGGCCCATTGTTCGTCCGTCAATTTCGGCGGGTGCGTTATCATGGCCAACTGGAAACACAATGCGCTCGTCATTTTTGGGCCTCCATGTATAGCTTTTCGTTTTATCTAAATCTAAAATTTTCAAACCATCTTCTGTGAGGTCAATCTGCTCAAACCATCCGCTTTCATCATCATTTTTATAATAAATTTTTACTAATCCCCTTTTTTTTAATGCCAATAGTGTATTAGACAATGGAAATATTTTTGTCCTGTATTCATTTATGATGAACAAAGCATGAATCATAGCTTTAGATGGTGATTTCATTTGCCTACTCCGTCACACTATCCGCGCCAACCGCGCAGCGGTCGGCCTTCGGGCCGGACTTCCTGAACTCCGGCGAAGGCAAAAGGTCCACAGGTATGCCCAGGCCCCGAAGTTGAGCAAACCGAATCGGATTCACCGTTTTGCTCCGCAGCATTACCCTTACGCCTTCGGCCGTCACGCCCAGCGCCAGGCCCAGCTTGGCCAGCGTCAAACCACGCGCCGAAAGCCAGGTTTTCAAGCGTTCTTGACGGCTTGCCGGAGCCGTGGTAGTATCATTTGTTATGCTATTGGTAATGTTTTCGCCCATTTCTTATTTTCTGCCACCAACAGGCCGATAAGGATAATGCGACAACTGACTTGATGGGAAAGAACTATATCTAAAAAGCAATATCATGTCAACAGAAAAAGAAATAAAAAGAAATAAATTCGTTAAAGCCCTGGATTTGTTGCTTAAAGAAATGAGCCAAGCGGAGCTTGCCGCCAAAACTCCTGGCGTTGGCCAAGGCCGTATAAGCCAAATAGTCAACGGAAAATATCAGCCCGGCTTTGTCGTCCAAACCAAAATCGCCAAGGCGGCTGGCTTTGAGGACTTACAAGATTTTTTAAATCGTATGCTTCCACCGCCGTCTATCTCCGAAATCTCGGGGCCAATCCAGTTTCTCAAGGCGCCGATTATTGACGCCGGGGCGGGCGAATTAAGCGGATATATTCAAAATTGGCGAGACTATGAGGTTGGCGAGGATGAAGATTTTATTCCAGTCACAGCGCAGGAAAAAAGTTTAGGCACGTTTGGTGTGAGAGTAAACGGCGATTCAATGTCACCCACTATCAAGCCCGGGGATATTGCGGTTTGCGTTCCCACAAGGTCAATAGACAATGGAAAAATAGTCTTGGCCTGTTGGCCGGGCAGCGAGGCCGATCCCGGAAAGTGCCTCATAAAGCGGTATATGGCTGATGAGCGGGGCAACGTAACCCTATGGTCTGATAATCCCGAACATGAGCCAATAGTATTGACCAAAAGGGAAATCCGCGAAGTTCATCTTTGCCGGGTGACTAAGCTCATTAAAGAGGTTTAGGGTAGATTATGCCGACAGATAATAATGAACAAGTATACATAAAACTATCAAAATCGTTAGACTTGATTATCGACTCTGCTGGTAAAGACCTTTGGCCCCTTATGTATAATCTGACAGAGCAAGGCGAAATAAACAAAGAGACGAGTTATGATATCAAAGCTCGCTTATTTCTCTGTTTAATAGCCACTTTTTTTGCAGGCAACCTTGGGCCATTTCATTTTGAAATATCTAGAGATGACTTTGCCCAGCAACTATTGGCCTATATAACTCGATACCTACAGCGCGTGGCTACAACATATAAGATTGAAGATATTTCAATTTTGGTAAAAATTTATGAAACAATGCATGAATCTCTTCATCCCGCTCTTATAAATTGTCTTAAGGGCTCGGCAAAAAGTAGAGAAGAAGGGGATAAACATCTGCTTATTTTAACCATTATTTTTGCAGGTCTTTTGTCTTCAGATCGCAATCGCTATGGACGGGGCCGCCCGTTTGACGACTTGGCAACTGCAACTTTATTTAATATTATAAAGTCATTAATGGAAAAATCAGTCAATGAATTTTTTCCAAGTCAGACCGCAATAAATGATTTTTTCCACTCAAGTATATCTGAGCTAGAAAGTCAGGCCGGGGTGAAAAAAAGTGGTTGCCTTGCTTTGTTTGTCCTACTGGTGATTGCAGTGGCAATTTTTGATTTTATTGCCAAAATATAAGGAATGATGCCCTTATGGAAACTTTTAAAAAATATTACCTCGATGTTATCTTTAAACAATATTTATTATATTCTGGCCGAGCAACCCGAAAAGAATACTGGGGATTTCTGTTTTTCCATATGTTGGTCTATGGGGCAATCCACATTATTTATTTTAAATTTTTTTTCAAGAGCCTAAATCCAGAGATGTTTGGACTTGTATCTGACAGGATTGATTTTGGTTTTTATCTTCTTACCATATGTCCCTCCATGTCAATAGCAGTCAGACGTTTCCATGATATTGGCCTGGCTGGTATATGGGCCGTCTTATGCTTCTTAATAATCCCCCTTCTAGGGGCCTTGATTTGTCTTATAGGGAGTAGGCCGGATAATAAATATGGGCCAAAGAAAACAACAGAAATAGAAAAAATAGAAACCCCGGCGGGAATGGATATGACCGCGCTGGAAATGCAGGCAGTTATTGCGAACAGTAAAACCTATTCTGAAAAACTGGAAGAGCGTAAAGACAAAAATCGGGGGTTATCCTTTAAGCTAATTATAGTCGCCATGCTAATTGGGGCCGCTTTCACGGTTGGGAAGAAGCTTGGTAATAATTTTATGTCGCCGGCATCGCCCTTATCCAATAAGTTATTCCAAGAAACACTCCGGGCCTCCCGAGAAGCGGCCGATCTGCTTGAGCGTGAGCAAAAAATGCTGCGGGTAACTCCCCCTGAACAGGCGTCCGAATGAGCGTCCACCAGACCGCAGACGGCCGCTGGTTCGTGGCCTTCCGAGAGGACAAGGCCAGGAAGGTTCGGCGCCGATATTTCGGCCGGGGGGCCGATGGCAAGATTGCGGCCAAGAAATGGGAAGCGGATTATCTGGCCGAGGCCGGCCGGGCCGGCCATACCGAGCCGGCCCGGCCGGCCCTGACGTTTACGGAACTGTCTCAAAAATACCTGGACGCCAAGCCCTTGTCGCCGCGCACCAGGGCGACCTTGCTTTATATCCTTAACCTCCACGTCCTGCCTCGATGGGGCGGCCGACAGGTGGCCAGCCTGACCATGGCCGATATGTCTGAACTGGACGAGGCCTTGGCCAAGCTGGGCCGAACCTTGGGCACTCGCAACCGCATACGCGCCTACTGCAAGGCTATCTGTAATTGGGGGGTTGATAATGAACTGGTCCAGGTCAACCCCTTTGGCCGTTTCCGGCCGGAGACCAAGAAGGAAGGCCGGGCGCCCGATTTAGTGACCGAGGACGAACTGAAGGCCATTTACACGGCCGCGCCGGCGCACCTCCAATGGGCCATTGAAATTATGATGAACACCGGCGTCCGGCCCGGCGCGACAGAGCTATTCGCCCTTAAAATGTCAGACGTTGACTTTGCGGCCGGCGGCCTCTGGGTGGCCAGATCCAAGACCAACAGCCCCCGGGCCTTGTTGCCGCTGCGGCCGGCCATCCTGGCCAAGATCAGCGCCCTGGCCACCGCCGAACCGGGGCGCGTCTGGCTTATCGAGTATGACGGCCACCAGGTCAGGAGCCTTAAAACCGCCTGGCGGGCCACCCTGCGCCGGGCCGGCATAACCCGCCGCCTGCGGCCCTACGATCTGCGGCATTGGTATGGCAGTTCCCTACTCCGGGCCGGCGCCGATCTGAAAGCCGTCTCGGAACTGATGGGCCACAGCAGCCCCAACCTCACCCTATCGACCTACTATCATCTGATTGACGGCCAGAAGCGCACCGCCCTGGAACATTTGCACGTCCCCGATCTCGGCGAAAATTAGAGCTACGGATTTTTGGTTTACCAGTTGGTTTACCAAAATGGTTTACCAGACAGAAAAAGGGCTTCCGATTGATTCTCGGAAGCCCTTGATATTCATGGTGCGCCCGGCAAGATTCGAACTTGCGACCTACGGATTCGTAGTCCGGCGCTCTATCCAGCTGAGCCACGGGCGCGTAAATAATTAAATTACAATTACCCAGGCCGTTTGTCAAGCGGAAACCACGGCCTTGTTTTGGGCCACAATCCATGAAGATAAGGCCTTCACCCCCATGAAGATACGGACATCACCCCGGAAACATGAAAAATAGTGAAGTCAAGGCGGCGGGCCAGAGGGCGGTTTTACTTTCGGACCTGAACCCGGTCGGGCAAAAGACGCCGTCTTCCCCGGAACGCTTCATTTAAGAGCGCACTTTAACGCTTTAAAAATAAAAAGGCCGGATTTTCGGCCCCGGCGGCCGAGAAAAGCAGGCCCGTCTCCAAATCGTCGGCTCCAGGCAACAAACTTAAATAAAAAGAATTCCCGGCTCTATTCCGCCGCCAGAAAGGCCTGGTCCAGGGCCTTGATCTGATCGCGCAGGTGGGCGGCTTTTTCAAAATCCAACTCGTCGGCCGCCGCCTTCATCTCCTTTTTCAAGGCTTTTAAAAGCCGGGGAATCTCGGCGGGCGGCACGGCCGCCGCCTCCGCCACGGCGGGCCGGACCTCGGGAATGGGGGTGTAGTCCCTTTCCCAGATGGAGCCGCTGATGGCGCTCAAGTCCTTGCGGATG